GTTCATATATTAAATTTTTTATTTCAGGTTTTATTTGCTGGTAGCCTATTGGATTTGAAAATTTAATTTTATCGTTTTCTTTATTACAATCAAAATATAATACACCAGATACAACTGAATTTGGGTGTGCATGAATATGATGATGTTGATTTTCTTCTGTATAATTTAACCAAGATTGAGTTATATAAAGTTCTATATTATTTTTAGGAGATATAATTTTTTCTAAATAATCTTGACAAGATTTATCAATAAATTTTTTAATGTTTTTAAACTCTTTTCTATTTAAGATATAATTATCTTTTGTATGAATATTGCCTGTATTATTTTTACAATGTTTTTTTTGTTCAGTTACAAATTGTAATTCTTGTTTTGTAAATTTTCTATCTATATTTGATATATAAATAGGTATTGGAAATAAATTTTCAATAATAGGTTCTTTCATATTATTAACAAATATTTATTTATCTGTTAAATCCCATCTTTCATTATTTTCATTCCAAGTATATCTTTCTCCATCATCTGGTTTAGCAACAGGTGCTTCCCAAATACAAGTATCTTCATTTAATATCCATGAATTAAAAGGTTTTTTAGGAATAAAAGCGTCTTTATCTTCATCATAAGTAAAACCAATACCAGCATGATTTTTTCTTAAAGGTGTTCCTCCAGTTGAGTGAACTCCACCAAGAGTGTTATAAGATGTTTGAACCCAAATAGACCAACCTGTTAATTTAGTTAAAAAATCTATTCCATTAACTTCTTGTTCAACTCCATCAGCATCTAACAATTCATTATTATGAACTGAAAGAACTTCTATTACTTTATTATTTAATCCTATTTTTGCAAAACTAGCCATTATCCTGTGTAACTCCCACTTCCATTAAATGTTAAAACTCTATTTGCTCCAACTACTGCAACTGTTGGAGAGCCTGTTGTTATTCCAGAATAATCTGCTGAAGGCATACTTAAAATAACTACACCCTTACCACCAGCACCACTTGCAGTATTATCTTCACTAGAACCAGAACCGCCACTACCAGTATTAACTGTTCCAGCATTACCATTTCCAGAACCAACACCATCTCCTCCACCACCAGAACCACCAGTTCCTAAAGTTCCACCAGTTCCATTTTGTGAACCTCCGCCACCACCAGCTCTAGTAACAGAAGACCCTGTTATTGAAGATGCTGTTCCATTACCACCACTACCAGTAGTTCCAGGAGAAGCACCATCTCCATTTCCTCCAACTGCACTAGCACCGCCACCACCGCCACCAGTTCTACCACCAGCAATATAAACTCCAGAACCTCCATTATTTCCTTGACTTGGTGATGTACTTGGAGTGTTTCCACTTCCTCCTGGTATAGTTCCAGAACCACCACCTCCACCACCCCCAGAACCTCCATTACCTCCTGCTGAACCAGCATAAGACGTACCATATCCACCTCCAGCAGAGGTAATTGTAGTTAATCCTGAACCTGATATTGAACTGTTTGATCCACTATTTCCATTTTCAGAACCATTAGCAGATCTAGCTGCACCACCATCTCCTACTGTAATTGTAATTGCTGTGCCAGATAAAACTGATTGAGTTGATGTTCTATAACCTCCAGCACCTCCACCTCCTCCAGCTAAACCACCACCAGAACCTCCACCAGCAATAACTAAAAAGTCTACTGAATAAGGTGGGGGTGTTTCTAAAGTTACATCATCATCTGAAGTTGGAATCCAACCTTGTGTTGCACCAGAATAAACTATTCTAACTGATTGACCGCTTGTATTATATAATGGATTAGGAGCTGTTGCTCCTTGAAATTTTAAACTGTTTTGATTTATTGTAATTGCGTTAGTTCCCCATGTTCTTAAATAGTCTGTAAAAATTAATTCATCACCAACACTAGCTGAACTAGGTAAAGTAATTGTACAAGCATTAGATGTTGTATTAATCCAATATCCTCTACCAGCTACTACTGTAATAGTTGAAGCTGTAACTACTGATGATTGCCAATCTAAACCACCACTAGCTGCATCTTGCCAAGCTATATCTGTTCCATCTGATGTTAATACTTGATCTGCTGTACCTTTAGTTAAAACTGTTGTAGCTGCACTTGAGTTACCATAAATAATACTTCCTCTACTTAAAGCATCAAGTGTATCTATTTCTGCTGCTGTAGCATCTACTGCAGCAAGTTTAGTTAAATCAGCTTGTACTAATCCACTAACACCATCTAATAAATTTAATTCTGTTGCAGTAGAAGTTAGTGCTACATTTTCATTTATTTTTGGTAAAGTTAAAGTTTTATTTGTTAAAGTTTGTGCAGTTGTCTTATCAACAGTTGTTGCTGTATCAATTGCTATTGTGCCAGAACTTGTAATAGCTCCACCTGAAAGACCTGTACCAGCTGTAATAGATGTAACTGTTCCTACATTTTGTGGGGTAATTGTTGTATATGTAATACTTGTAGATCCTAATACTGCATCAGTATCTGTTGTGCATAAAAATATTTTATTATCATTTGCAGTACCTTGATTAGTTATAACCATACCACCTGATAGTTCTGCAATAGTATCATGTTCAGGATCTCTTGATGCTGCACCAGCACCACTACCGACTGCTAAATATAAACCATTTTCTGTAGCTGTTGATTGATTTTTTAAAAGAACCCTATCTCCAGAAACTAATGTTATACCATCAATAACATCTCCAGCTTCAAGAGCTGATGAAATTACTACATTTGCAGTTGAAGCACACTCTGCAATAATTCTAGTTCTTAATCCAGCAACTGCATTATCAACATAAGTTGTTGCAGCTTTTGCGTCCATTTGTGTTTGGATAGCAGAAGTAACTCCATTAACATATGCAAATTCTGCATTTGAAACTACACCATTATGAATTTTAGTTGCATCTATTGCTGCACTAGAATTAATATCTGCATCAACAATTGAATCATTTGCTATTTTTATGGAAGTAATTTGAGAATCAGCTATGTGTGCTGTGTCAATTGATCCATCAACATATTGATCTGAATCTATAGAGTTAGCTGCCATTTTAGCAACTGTAATTTGTGAGTCTGCAATATGAGCTGTATCTATTGAGCCATCAACATAATGTTCACTATCAATTTGATCGTCAGCTATTTTAGCACCTGTTATAGCATCAGCATTTATTTTAGCTGTAGTTATAGCACTTGTTGCAATTTTATCTGATGTTACTTGTGCAGATGCTATATGAGCTGTGTCTATACTACCATCTACATACTGGTCAGAGTCAACAGAATTAGCTGTCATCTTAGCAACTGTAACTGCATCAGTTGCAAGTTTAGCAGTTGTAACTGATCCATCTGCAAGAATAGCAGTTGATATAATTCCTGTTGGTATAGAATTATTTGTTTTAGATAAAGCACCAATATAAACATTTGTAATAGCTTCACTTGATAATGAACCACTATCCCAAGTTATATTTACAGTAGTGTTTGTAGAAAAAGTTGAACTAGAAATAGTTCCATAAATTGTTCCTGGAGTAGAAGCTGTTAATTTAATTCTTCTTCCAGCATGATAAATTGCTGTAACATCAACACCAGCAATTGTAAATGAAGTTCCACTTGCATAAGCTGCTGTAAAAGCTGCATCACCATCACCATACTCAACCCATTGACTATCATTATACCATTCTCTAGTATTCTTCATCAATGCTCTAATTGCATTATTTAAATTAGAAGGTAACATCCCCTCATCTGTATCAATTCCATTTAAGTCTATATTGTTAGCTTGGGTTGTTGAGTAATCTTTTATTCCTGCCATAATTTAATCTCCTAAAACCAAGCATAAGCTTTATTATTTTCTTGATTTTTTTCGTTTATTAATGCGTTAATTGCTTCTTCAATTTGTCTTTGAAAAAATTCTTGTGTTTCAAAACTATATCTTACGTTATCTATATCACTTTTATCTGTCATCTCAAACCTGATTTTGATGCAATTAAATCTATTCCTTGAGCATCCTTCCAAGCTCCACCACTTGGTATTTTAACATTTACTTTAACGTATCTGCCAGATTGTCGTACTGGATTAACACCTGTAGAGTTCATACTTGAAGTAGTTGATTCAGTAACTGCATCTGTAAGTCTATCTCTTGTCTTAATAGTTACTGTCGCTGCAGCATCTACAATTGGTCTTACACTTGTTATAGACGATCTTAGTCCAGGAAACAACTCTAATTCTGTAGTTTCTATTTCTCCAACATTTTCTGTTCCTGAAAAAATAGCAGCTTTATAATCACTATCTATACCACCTAAAGCTAATTGTCCACCATTCCAAAAATCTGTGTCTAAAGAAATATTAATATTATCTAAATTTTCAGAAATAATATCCATCAACTCAACTGTATAAGCTCCAACGAATTGAGAAAATATTGTACTAGCATTAGCATTAGCAGATGACCATTTCTCAGTAGCATAATTATAAATTAAAACTTTATCACAAATTCCAGTAATATTTGCTGTGTCAGAAGATGAGGGGTAAAGCCAAATTGCTAATTGATTAAAAGGATCTACAGCAGCACAAATTCTATCTGAATATGCTTTGTTTAAATTAATATCAAAAAATCTATTTACTTTTTCTGCACCAATAGCTTTTACTGTATCTCCATTAATTTCAAAAAATCCATCATCAGCATAAAAAAATACTCTACGATTATCTTGACAAACTGTTCTTCCATAAACAGCTCCTCTATTTGGTGAGATCATTGACAATCTAAATACAGTTGAACCACCAACATAATCCATTCTAATTATAGAATTTTGTCTGAATACATAACTAATTTCTCCAGATGTTATATGAGTAATTTGTCCACCAGAACCAGGAAGTTGTTGACTATCTGATTGTTTAGTTCCTGCTTCCCAAGTTGCTAAATCATTAATTCCAGACCATTGTATTTTATTTGAAGCTGTTAAATCATTTCCAGTTACTAAAAAATCTCTTACTACTCCTGAAACTTTAAATATTGGAACTGTACCTGATGTTGCAATGTTAGATAGATTTGCAAAAACAGTTGACGTACCCATTAAATAATATTGAGGTGCATCTACACCATTACTTGCAATTACATAATTTCCAAATTGAGTAAAAGTTATATAATCTGTTGAAGCTCCTGTTAAAGGTGTTCCACCAATGAAATTTGTAGTTGTTAGTCTTACAGTATCTGTTGAAACATTTGTTAAATTTTCTCTACCAATAGTTGCTCTTGTTACTGTAACAACTGCATCCGTAACTGTTGCTGTAAAATCGGCATGAGCATGAATAGCAGTTTGTAAATTTGTTGCTGTAGTATTATTATTTGTTTGTACTTGAAATTCATTTGTAGATGGAGAACTAGACGTTGAAGTAAATACAATAGTTGAAGCATCATTTTTAGTTAAAGTAATAGTTTTTCCATCAGCTATATTTCCATAATCAGAAACTGTAATTGTACATGAAGCTTTAGCAGTAGATAATAATAATCCACTAGCACCTAACTCATTAAATGCTCCTCCAGTTAAAGTATAGAGAGTATCTTGTGTTGCTACGAAATTAAAAACGGTATTAGAATTATCTCTAAAAGAACCAGCTCCTCTTGAATCTTTTGGTAGAGCATTAGTAGAATAATTAACTAGAGAGGGAAATCTTTTATAAGAATTTAAAGCATAGTAAACATTGTTAGCTACATTAGCACCAGGATTATTATGTTCTGGTTGATCTGGTAGCCATTCGCCAAAGGGTACTTGCATTAATATTCCTAAACGTTGTTGTTTGTAGAAAATCTACTTATATCATTAAATGAACCTGCTACACTTACATCTGATCTTTGTTGTAAAGGTGCATTACCATAAGAATCTTCTTTGTCATTTCTATCAAGTCTTTCCAAAGCCGTTTGATACATTTTTTCCCATTGTCCAGCTTGATTAGGCTCAATACCACCTAAGAAATTAGAAGCATGATATAATGAACCATATAAATAAATAGCTGGGTGATTTGTTAAAATATAATTTGAAGTGTTTGTAACTGATAGTGGATCAAATTCTTTATAGTGATTTATAATTCCTGAATATGAAGATGATGGTACTGGAGCAAATCTTAAATTATCTCCTAAGATTGTATAAGTAGAAGGCATACCAGTTGATGATGTTCCTTTAATCTGATCCATTTGAGATGGAGTAATATAATTTAAAGCATACTTAACTCCACCTTGTAAAATATAAAAATCTCTTACTTGTAAAAATCCTGTTGGTAAAGTTACTAATTCAGAATCAACTGTAATTGAAGATTGAGTAATCATTTTTCTAACTCTTAATTTAGAATTAAAATCTTTTTCTGCTAAGACAATAAAGTCTTCCGCTATCTCTGTTGTTAGATCAGTTCTATTTAACCAATTTGCAAGTGATGTTTTTAAATCTGAGTAAGTTGCTAATGCCATTATATATTACCTTCTGCTGTTTTAAAGTATTGAAACTCATTACTATTCAATTTTGTTTTTAATATTTTATTCTGTACTTCTGGTGGTAAACCAAACCAATTATTACTACCATTATACTCTTTTGCCCAGACACTTAAAGCAATAGTTGGAATACTAGCAACTCTTTTTAAATCTCTTGATTTAGAATAACCATCATTTAAATTTAATAGTTTTTTATTATGTTCTAAGTGAGGAGTTATATTAACTTCTTCCTTAGTAATAATTTTACCTTCCATATCATCTTGTATGTAAGTAGTTTTTTGTAGTCCATCTAATACTGTATCTTTTCTCATTATTTGCCTTGACCTTTATATCTATTCTGACTTTTTTGCCTACACTCAGATTTGTTTTGAGATTTCTTATGGCAACCTGGTCGTTTTTTATTCTGATCTCTTTTTACATAAAATGCAAAATTTTGTTTAGCCATTAGCCAGACATTTCAGTAATAGAAATTTCAGCAGTACCAATAAAAGCTACTTTTTCACCTGGTGAAACTTTAAAAATTTCAGGTTGGTCAGCAGGTATAAAGATAGTTGATGAATCAGCAGTTGCAACAGCAGTTGGGTTTGCACCGAATAAAATATAAACATCAGCAGTTGCTGCTATTCTTACATATTCAGTTTGTGTTCCAAAAGCACTAGATTGAGCAGATGTTCCATCACTTGTTTTACCTTGATGTGTTATAGTCTTAGTCCGTATTAAACTCATTT